GCATCTACGGAAACTCTTTCATTTACCAGTGAGTAGGAACTACCAGATACAGTCGTATCAACACTCGTGGCAACAAAAGTGTCTTCGGTAATATCCTGCTCAATAATGTACTTGCGCAAAATTGCGTACTCTTCTTCTGAAAAAAACTTACTGATAGATAGTTCGTTGACAACAGCTTGAATCTGCTCTGCATATGGCTTGATGTTCGCTTCAAGCGCAGCAATCTCATCTTCTTTTGCAGCAATCTCAGCCTTCTTCGCGGCAATTTTTTGATTGATTTCATCAAGCAACTTCTGCTGGTTAGCCTTACCGGTTGATGTGGTTTCCATTGCAAGCGCCTGAATCGTAACGCTTTGCTGTGCAGTAAGCGTATCAAGCTCACCCTTCAAATCCGCGAGTGCAGCTTGCGTTGCAAGTAATGTGGAAGATGCGGATGCCTGTAACGCTACCAAACCTTTGTAGTATGTTTGGCGATTGAGAACAGTACGTTGCCATGCTTCCCACTTTGCAGCAAGGGCATCAGGAAGGTCACCATTCGCAATGAAATAGCTAAGGTCGTAAATCCAGTTGGAGCCGATGGGATTGACCTCTCGGATATCTACATCATCACTACCATACGGTCTGATTGCAGTAACCAATTCATCGGTCACCTCTTCGATATCAAGGCTCTCAACCAGATTATCAAAGTCCAGATAAATGGGAAGCGTCTCTAATTCGATATCGGCGTCATAGACATTGATACTGCGCTCGTAAGGGTCAAACACGAACACACAGCGGAACTTGTCTTGGCAGTCGCCATACAGGAAGGACATAAGGTAATCGTCATACCCATCGAATGTGCGATAGCGCTGGGCAACAGACGGAGCAACATAGCCCATATGCCAGCCATCGGCAACCTCAAGGACTCTACCGATGATAGTGTCCGGGTCGTTATGATTTGTCTGATTGAAGAACTTAAATGTACTACCGTCATCGCCGTCTTCAAGGAAGAATTTCTTTGTGTCGAGAACTTTTTCCAAAGAGTAGCACTGAACGTGTTTCACATCGGAAATACCATCAGCACTTGTTGTCGGGTTCATAACAACGTAGATACCATAGTGTTCGGTGTAGATGACCTTATATCCAACAAGCTCGTCATAAATCCAGTTCTTCTCACCATCAAGGACGGCAGGAACATCGAATGTCATTTCGCTTGGTTCTGCAAACTTGACGGACAGCTTTAGGTTATAGACACCGGGGATAACTCCAATGGTCTCCTCATGCATCGTCTTCAGGACGAGCGTAGGCGTTTCGGGCGTGCCGTTTTTATCAAACGCCAATTTGGAATAATCAAGATACAATCCGCAACACCTCCTTATCCTGCAACATTGTATAAGAACCTGCCAGAGATGGTCAGCACGCCATCACCGGTTACTTTGATATTATTGTCTCCGTGAACCAAGCGGAAGAAGTTGAGATTGAATCCATCGTATAAGTTGTAACCACTTGAGAGCTCTTGAATGATGCCGTTGCTGTTGTTGACGAAAACAGATGCACCGCTTGGAATGCCAGTCAACTTGAACTCTCGGTTGTCATCATTCAGATTTACAAGAGACAGAGTGCTTGTGCTGGATGCAGGTGCGAACGAAATCTCAGGCTTGAGATATTCACGCACCGAGCTTTCGTTGCGGAACAGAATGGTAGTCTCACCGGAAATCGTGTACTGCTTTTCAAACGGGTAGCTATA